GCGCGGCGAGGACGAGTTGTGCAACAGACTCCTTGGCATGCTCGGTCAGCAGGGTTTCCCTGTCGAGCAGTCCGAGAAAGTAGAACCTTCGACCCTCAAGGCCTGGGTCAAGGAGCGGGTGACACGTGGCGAGCAGTTCCCCATGGAACTCTTCGGCGCGTACATCGGTAAAAAGGCCTCGATCAAATCATAAAGGACCACGAACCATGGCTAGAACAGCACTTGCAGAAAAGACCCAATCCTCCACCGCCTTGGCAATTGCCTCGGCTTTTGAGGAGGATGCCGGTAGCAGCTTTGCGGGAATGAATCAGGACGATTTCGCCCTGCCGTTCCTGCGCTTGCTCACCAATACTTCGCCCGAAGTCGGTGAGCTCGACGGAGCCCTGCCCGGCATGATCCTGAACTCCGTTACGAACCAACTCTATGACGGCAAGAAGGGCATCACGGTTGTTCCGTGCGCCTACGTGCGTCAGTACATTGAGTGGGCTCCGCGGGGCAGTGGATCTGGCGCGCCCATTCACATCTACCCGGCAACCAGTGACATCCTGTCCAAGACTCATCGGGAACCCGGTGACAACAAGGATTACTTGGACAACGGTAACTACATCGAAAACACGGCCAACCACTACATCATGGTCATCGGCGAAGACGGCACCCCCGCGCCGGCCCTTGTCGTGATGAAGTCCACACAGCTCAAGAAGAGCCGCAAGTGGAACAGCATGATGCAAGCGGTTAAGCTCCAGGGCAAGAACGGCCTGTTCACGCCCCCGATGTACAGTCAGATGTATCGGCTTTCCACGCAGCCTGAGTCAAACGACAAGGGCAAGTGGTTCGGCTGGGAAGTCGAGCGTATCGGTACTGTCGAAGACGAGAGCATTTACGCTATTTGTAAGAGCTTTGCGGCATCGGTGTCATCCGGTGCGGTGAAGACCAAGCACGATAGCGACGGTGAAGGAGCCTCTGGCGCCACACCGTTCTGATGTTTCCCGGGGCCGAAAGCAATATTTTCCCCCACTTACATGTTGCAAGTAGGCCCCATCTTTCGAGAAAGCAGAAATGACCGATATTTCACGTTTCAAGGCAATCTTTTCGGGCTTGGATATTGCCTATGGGACGTACAAGATCGAAGGCGACAAAGGTAATGGCAAGCAAGCCGGTAAAGCCGTTGTCGTCCGCAAGCCGCCGACTGATGATCTTTGGCAGAAGCACATCGAGGGCGTTGAGCCGTCGCTGGGCATCATCCCCATCCGCGCAGATAACTCCTGCATTTGGGGATGCATTGATATTGATCAGTACCCTCTCGATCACACGGGGCTGATCAAGAAGATACGCAGCCTCGAGCTGCCCCTTGTCGTGTGCCGCAGCAAGTCAGGCGGCGCACACGTATTCCTGTTCGTCAAAGAACCGATCCCCGCTGCCGAGATGCAGCGGTATCTGAAAGCCTCCGCGGCGCTTCTTGGTGAAGCCGGTCGCGAGATCTTCCCGAAGCAAGCCGAGATCCTCGTCGAGCGAGGCGATACCGGCAACTTCCTGAATCTGCCGTACTTCGGCGGCGACGACACGATGCGGTATGCCATCAAAGATGATGGCAAAGCCGCGACGATGGAAGAGTTCTACGCCCTGTACGACCAGTTCGTGCAGGACAAGGCGCTCAAGTTCCCCGAAGAGCCAAAGGCCCCCGACGCCCCCGTTAAGGATGGTCCTCCATGCCTACAGGCTATCTGCGCACAAGGCGTGCCCGAAGGCACACGGAACAATGCGCTGTTCAACATCGGCCTCTACCTGAAGCGCGCGCACCCGGCGACGTGGGACAACCTGATCGTCGAGTACAACTACAAGTACGTGAGCCCTCCGCTTCCGAACAACGAAGTGCAGATGTTGATCAAACAGATCAATAAGAAGGAGTATCGGTACAAGTGCAAAGACGCGCCGCTCAATAGCTTCTGCAATAGCGGCCTGTGCAGGACTCGCAAGTTTGGGATCGGGGCCCACGGGCCAGACTCCCCGCAGCTCTCTGCACTCTCGAAGTATGCGAGCGAACCACCACTTTGGTTTCTCGACGTCAACGGCAAGCGCATCGAGCTCGACACGGAAAGCCTCTTTAACCAGATGGCCTTCCAAAAGTCCTGCGTCGAAAAGCTCAACCTGTTGCCCCCGGCGGTGAAGAAGCCCGACTGGGAACAGCTCCTGAACGCACTGCTCACCGAGATGGTCGAGACGGAGCAGATCACGGTCGCGAGTGAAGACACCACCGTCACAGGCCGCTTCAACGATCTCCTCGAGGAGTTCTGCACACACTTGCAGCAAGCACTGGACCGCGACGAGATTCTGCTCGGCCGGCCGTGGACCAACGACGAGGAAGGCCGCACATATTTCCGCATGAAGGACCTCGAGGCACACCTCACGCGCAACAACTTCAAGGGCATGACTCTGCCAAAAATGGCACAGCGCATGCGCGACATCGGCGGCGAGCCGATTAGCCTCTTCCTCAAGAACCGCGCAACACGATGTTGGCGCATCCCACGCTTCGAGCGACAGGATTCGCCGTTCGAGACCCCGGAACAGAAGAAAGGCAGGAGTCCATTCTAATGAACCATCACCAACGTATGGTGTTCGTGGTCTATTGGATCAAGCCCGATCGCCCGGTCTCAATCGTCGGCGTGTTTGATGACTACCGCGACGCGCAGGAGAAGCAAGCCGAACAGCCTGAGCAGTTCGCGATCCACATCGCCCCCTACTACCCAGCCCCGCCCCTCGAACCATGAGCGTCGAAAAGGTATTCGGCCCTCCGGGCGCAGGCAAGACGACCTATCTGCTCTCGGTGGTACAAAACGAACTCGCGGCGGACGTCCATCCGACGCAGATCGGCTACTTTGCGTTCACCCGCAAGGCGGCAACCGAAGCCCGTGACCGCGCGATTCAGAAGTTCCCGGCTCTGAACCCCGACCTAGATTTCCCGTGGTTCCGTACCCTGCACTCGCTCGCCTACCGATGTCTCGGCATCACCAGCAAGGACATGATGGGCCCCGAGCACTACGCAGAGTTCGCTAAAGAGGCGGGGATTGAGCTGGGCGTTGAGCAGGGTGAAGAGGAGTTTGCCGTCAAGGCCAACCACCCGATCCTGAACGAGGTCAACATCGCGCGGATCAAGGGCAAGGATCTTCGCCAACATTACAACGAGAGCCGGATGACGATCGAGTGGCATCACTTCGAGTATGTTGATCGGGCCTACAGACATTACAAAGCCTCACGCGGGCTCCTGGACTTCACGGACTTGTTAGAGAAAGTTCTAGACGAACCTGACAGACTTCCGTCATTAAAAACATTAATTATTGACGAAGCTCAGGATTTATCGCAATTACAGTGGCGTCTCGTTAAAGAACTTATCGAACGCGCCGAGCGCACCTACATCGCCGGCGACGACGATCAAGCAGTCTACACATGGGCCGGTGCGGACGTTGACTCCTTTCTCACTCTTGGCGGGGAGATCCGCGTCCTCGAGCAATCCTACCGCGTCCCCTCCAAGATCCACGCGCTCGCCGATCAAGTCGTCAATCGCATCCGCAAGCGTCAGCCCAAGGTCTGGAAGCCTCGCACCGAAGGCGGCGCGATCGTCTACTACAACGACTTCCATCACGTAGACATCACCCAAGGCGAATGGCTCGTGCTCGCCGCCGCAAACTACATGCTCACCGAGATGCACGAGTGGATCAAATCCCAAGGGCTGCTCTTCGAGCGTCACGGACAACGGAGCATCCCCGAGTCCGTCCTCCATGCCGTCACCGGCTGGGAGCGCCTGCGCAAGGGCGGTGAAATCCCCTTTGAGACAGTCAAAACCATCTACAAGTTCCTCGATCCTAGCGCCGTCAAGCGTGGCCACAAAGGGCTGAAGACGGCGAGCGTAGAAGCTATGTATACCCATGCCTCGCTGACCAAGGACCACGGCCTACAGACCGATGCCATCTGGCACGAGGCGCTGACCAAGATCGCCGAAGACAAGCGCAACTACCTCATCGCGCTCCTGCGCCGTGGCGTGAAGGTCACCGGCAAGGTGCCGATCAAACTGTCCACGATTCACGGCGCCAAGGGCGGCGAGGCGGACAACGTCCTCCTCATCGGCGACCTTTCGACCAAGTTCGCGCAGGAGTACGACAAGAACTCCGATGACATCAACCGGCTGCTCTACGTCGGCATTACCCGCGCCAAGCAGTCTTTGCATTTTGTTTTACCCAAGAATTCTTACAAGGGGTTTCGACTTTGAGCACCATGCCTATGTTTCAGCGGCCCTCGGAGTGGGTGCCGCCCGCCAACTTTCCCGATCTTTCCGCCGCAACGGAGATTGCGATCGACCTTGAAACGTGTGACCCCCACATGGAGTCGATGGGGCCAGGATGGCCCCGGAAGGACGGCTTCATTGTCGGCTACGCCGTCGCAGTAGACGGATGGAAGGGCTACTTCCCGATCGCCCATCAGGGCGGCGGCAACCTCGATGAGCGCATCGTCAATCGCTGGATGAAGAAAGTCCTCGAGTTGCCGTGCGACAAGATCATGCACAACGCCGCCTACGATCTCGGCTGGCTGCGAGCTTCGGGCTTCATGGTCAACGGCACAGTCTACGACACCATGCTCGCGGCGCCTCTCATCGACGAGAACCGCTTCAGCTACGCCCTCAACAGCCTCGGCTTCGATTACCTCAAAGAGGTCAAGTCAGAGCAGGGGCTGAAGGACGCCGCCTCCGACTTCGGCGTGCACGCCAAGAAAGAGCTTTGGAAGCTTCCCGCGATGTATGTCGGCGAGTACGCTGAACAGGACGCGGCGCTCACGCTCAAGCTCTGGCACCACCTCAAGACGCTTATCAAGAAAGAAGAAGTCGAGTCGATCTTCACGCTCGAGACCGAGCTGCTGCCGGTGCTGATCAACCTCACGTTCCAAGGCATCCGCTTCAACCGCGACAAGTGCGAGCAACTCATCGCCGACTTCAAGCGCAAGGAAGCCGAGCACATCAAGCAGATCAAAGCCCTCTCCGGCGAGAAGGTCGACATCTGGGCCGCGGCGAGCATCGCCAAGGCCTTCGACAAACTCGGGATCCCCTACCCCAAGACCGCGACCGGCCTACCCAGCTTCACGAAGACCTTCCTCGACGGCCATCCGCACGAGATCGCCAAGCTCATCATCGAAGCCCGTGAGTTCAACAAGACCCACGGCACCTTCCTCGAGCCTTACATGAACCACAGCGCCGCCGATGGGCGCATCCGCCCGCACATCAACCAGATGCGATCCGAAGACGGTGGTACCGTTACCGGGCGTCTCTCGATGAACAACCCCAACCTACAACAGGTACCCGCGCGTCATGAAATTATCGGCCCGATGGTTCGCTCGCTTTTCCTCCCCGAAGAAGGACAACTTTGGGCAGCAAACGACTTCAGCTCACAGGAGCCTCGGCTTCTCGTCCACTACGCTACCCTCCTCGATCTACCAGGAGCGGAGCGCATGGCGGAAGCATATCGCAGCAGCCCAGACACCGACTTCCACCAAATGGTGGCAGATATGGCGGGGATCCAGCGCAAAGCCGCAAAGACCATCGGACTCGGATTGATGTACGGAATGGGCAAGCAGAAGCTTGCCAACTCGCTCGATCTGCCGCTCGATGAAGCCGCGGAGCTCATCCAAAGCTTCCACATGAACGTCCCGTTCCTTAAGGGCACGGTCAACGCCGTGATGAAGCGCATCGAACACCCCGCCTCGGGCGGCTCGATCCGTACGCTGCTGGGCCGCAAATGCCGCTTCCCGCTCTGGGAACCCGTGGAGTACGGCATCAACAAGGCGCTGCCGCGCGAACAAGCCGTCATTGAATACGGACCACGGATCAAGCGTGCGATGACGTACAAAGGTCTTAATCGCCTCATTCAAGGCTCGGCCGCGGATCAGACCAAGGCCGCGATGGTCGCGCTCAACAAGGCCGGCTTCCGTCTTCTCCTGCAAGTGCACGATGAAATCGCCGTGAGCGTCGAGAACAAAGAACAGGCGCAGGAAGCCGCACGGATCATGGCCGAAGCCGTCTCCCTCGAAGTCCCCTCCCGTGTTGACGTCGAGGTTGGTCCTTCATGGGGAGAGGCGGCGAAGTAATTGCGTTTTGGGTATCTAGCGCGTAAAGTCAAGACGGAAGAAAGGAGAACCCATGGCTAAAGCAAAGACATCTGCAGAGAAGAAGCCGCTGCCCAAGGGGCTTAAGTGGAAGAACTTAAATTACGACGATTTTAATTTTACGTTTCCGAGGATTGGCGTGAGGCGGTTAACGGAACGCGTTAAGGCCGGTGACAAGTCCGCCGAACCCAAGCTTGCGGAACTAAAAGAGTACGTTTGGCGCAATCGACGGAAGCGCAAGTACCGCTATCCAGGTCGCTACTCACCCGAGAAGCGTCGGGGATCGAAGTTCAAGACGATCATCATCCCTCTTGAGACCTACCACAAGATCAAAGAGATCCAGAAGTTCTACAAGGCGGGGATGGGATCGATCATCGCCCCGTTGATCGACGAGCTCTTTGACAAGACGTACAAGGAAGCGGAGCTCCTCGCCCGCATCGAGGCCAACAGGAAGAAAGAAAGTGAAACATCGGACACAACTAAGCCTAGACGTCGAACTCACTTTTGAGGTACTTGCGCCCATGGACGTCAACGGCGTTACGCTGCCCCCGATGGTCGATATCCAAGCCGCTTATGTATCGCTCGAGAAGCCAGACGGCAAAGTCTCTCGCGTAAACATACTCAAGGTACTGAGTGAATCTCAGCGAATCTTGCTCGAGGATCAGATCATCGATGAATTTACCGTAGAAGACGACGGAGACTTCGAATGAGCCAGGTATTCCCCGATCGGGTAGTGAACGACGAAGGTGATGCTCGGATCCGAGGGGGTCTCACGCTACGCGACTACTTCGCGGCACAGGCGCTCTTAGGGCTGTTGGCCTCTTCTCGCGGGATGTACTCCGCGAAAGTGCTTGCCGATGAAGCCTACGAGATGGCCGATACAATGCTCGAGGCCCGCGGGTCATGACCGTTCCCAAGATCCGCCGCTGCGCCGAGTGCAAGCAAGTCTTTGCCACGCCCGAAAGTTTCCGCAGCCACAAGCGCGTTGACGGGGCTTGCCGCTCAATCGAGGCGCTTCATGCGGTAGGCTTTCGACAGACGCCGCAAGGGTGGAAAATAACGCCGCCCGACCGGAAGTCCAAAAGATGAAGAAGCGAAAAGTTACCGATCGACTATCGGGGGTTAACATGAGCCGCAAAGCCGTACTCGAACGCACACTCGGCAAGAAAGCCGCCAAGCGCTTCCTCGACAAACAACCCAAACCAGAGTCCATCACCCTGGAACTCCCCACCGACCTTCTCGATCAGATCGTCGTCGCGGAACTCGTCAGGATGCACGAATCGCTGACCACGGACCTCGCCGCCCGCAAGAAGGGCAACGGCACGGCGATCTTCGAGCTCGACAAGGAACTCGACACCAAGACCCTGGAAGGCCATTTGTTCTGCTTTGAAACAGTCTTAAAGTATTACGGCGCGTCGTTGAAATAGCACGGATCTTCCGTACACTGGCGGCCTATGAAGGTCGTCTGTGAAAAGGTCGATCCTTCGAACCCGGAAGTCGAAGAGACACTCATCGAGCTGCAACGGGCTTGTCTGCCGCACGATGCTTTGTACTTCCCGGAAGAGGGGGTCTGGTGGATCGCTTACCACCGCCGCACGCCGGTCGCGTTCGCGTGTCTGTCTCCTTCCCAACAAATCCCCGATGGGGTCTACCTCGGCCGCTGCGGCGTCACGCCACTTGCTCGAGGGGGCGGCATCCAACGCCGTCTGATCCGCGCGCGGCTGCTCTGGGCTAAGCGGCAGGGGTATAACTGGGCTGTTTCAGACACCACGGATAACGTCTCAAGCGCCAATAACCTCATCACCTGTGGCTTTCGGCTCTACGAGCCCGCCATCCCCTACTCCTTTGCACGAGCCCTCTACTGGAAACGACGGCTCTAGTGCCGTTCAAGGACGCCAAGGTCCGAGCGGCACGCCAGCGCGAGTACTCGCGTCGCTGGTATTTGAAGAACGCCCAGCAAGTCATCAAACAAAGCGGCACCCGCCGCGCCTCGGTCAAGAAGGCGTGGCTCGACTACCGATCCAAACAGTCCTGTTCGCACTGCGGTTTTTCCCATCCCGCGGTGATCGACTTCCACCACGTGATCCGCCATAACAAGCGTTCCGTGAACGATCTCATCCTCAAGCAAAACAACCTTAAGGAGGCTATTAAGGAGGCGGAGGAGAAGTGCATCCCCCTCTGCGCGAATTGCCACCGGATCTTGCACTTCGAGGAAAGGCGGGTTATAAGGGTGAGGAGAAAGAAGAAAGCATGAAGGAGATCATCATGTCTGGATTAGGTTTAGTCTTGTTTTTTAGCCTAGTCATGGGTATAACTTGGTTTCTGCGCAATAGGCGCAGGCCCATCGACCCGCATGTTCCAAGACCCAATTGGAGATGCTCGAGGGGCGGAAGAGAATACTTTTAATCGTTAGAAAGCCTAGAAAGGAGATTGAAATGGAAAGTGATACAAAGTTCTTCGTCGCTATTTTTGGCGTACTTAGCTCTATTTTTCTCGGTATGTTCGGGTACCTCACGTACAGCTTGCATCTGAGAACGGAGTACATCAACGGCTCCTCCGACCCGATCGCCGCAGCCTGTGCCTACGACTCACAAGAGGCGGCTTTCCCGCCTTCTTGCGTCGCTCACCTCTATCAACAGAAGGAGACCCTCAATGCCCTCCAGTAAAAAACTCAAGAAGTCGGGCGCCGCTCAACGCGCCATTCACTGGTTCCACGATAACCCCGGCGCGAAGGTGGCCTCCGTTGCTAAGCGTTTCGGGATCTCCATCCCCTACGCCTACAAGCTTCGCGAGAAGGCCGCAGGGAACGCTGAAGTCGCCGCGCCCACGTGGCGTGAGCAGATGGATAAGCCACTTCTCACTAACGACGAAGTGGATACGCTGTTCGGGGATCGAGACTCACGGACCACGGGCCTCGATGGCATCCTCGACACCCGCGCGAGTGACTACGGCACGTTCGCGGACAACGCCCGGCTTGCCCAGGCATTGAAGCGCGCCATGGCCGAGCATGCCGAAGATCACGGCCGCACGTTCACCGACGACCAATGGGAAGCCCTCGAGATGATCGCGACCAAGATGTCCCGCATCGTCAACGGCAACCCCAACAAGGCCGATTCGTGGGACGACATCGCCGGCTACGCCAAGCTTGTATCCGATAGGATACGGGGGGTTGTCCGATGAACACCGAAGAGTTCTTCGACACCATCCGTGCGAGGGGAGAAAGCAAATGACATCTGTGCATCAGAAGAAAGAACTAGGCCGTTGGCTACTGCCGGGGGCAGAGGGTGTCCAGCAGTTTGGAGTAACCCGTAAACCCCACGCATTCCACCGTGCCATGATGCGGATATGTTTTGGCTGGCAGTGGATGGACAAGGAACTGACTTGCGACTACTGCAACCTCTACCCACGGCTACGCAAGAAAACACACTGCGCAGAGTGCGCCCGGTCGCTGGAAGGCGGCGAGTTATATAACGTGATCAAACTTGCCGAGAAAGCCGGGATCGTATTCGGAACGAGCAG